CCTCTCCGTCGCTGACCGGTATCCGGGCGCTCGACACGGTGGAGGACGTTACCCTCTTGATTGTGCCGGACGGCGCGACGGTCGGCGTACAGAACGCCATGATCACCTACGCCGAACTCACTCGTAGTCGCCGCATCTTCGCGGTCCTCGACAGCCCCGTCGGTGCAACAGCAGCCGTGATGCTTACGCACATGGCGTCGCTCACCGCCACCGAGAACGCGGCTATGTACTGGCCGCGCATTCGCATCCCGAACCCGGACCGCACCGTCTACGGCGCGGACGTTGAGAACATCGTGCAGTCGCACTCCGGTGCGCTTGCCGGTGTCATGGCCCGCAATGACGCTGGCGTGCCCATCGGCCCGTTCACCAACCCGGCGAACGTGGAAGACGGGCGTCTGTTCGGTGTTGTCGGGCTTGAGACCTCGGAAGTTCTCGAAGAGGCAAAGCGAGACTTGGTGTTCCCGAAGCGTGTGAACCCGATCGTTCGCGTGAACGGTCAGGGCTTCTTCGCGGACGGTGCGCGCACCATGCTCGGCACCAGCAACTTCCCCTCGGTTGGCGAGCGCCGCGGCGTTTCGACCATCGAGATTCAGGCGGTCGCTGCTTTGCAGTTCGCAAAGAACAAGCCGAACACTCCTGAGTTGCGTGAGCGGGTGGAAAACACGCTCATCCAAATCATCCTCCCCTACGTCCAGGTGGGCGCACTGGCATCGCGAGATCCCAGCAAGGCGTTCTTCGTGGACGTGTCGGACCAGCTGAACAACGCAGCTGTCCAGGCAGCCGGACAGTTGAAAGCCCGCATCGGCCTCGCCACAGCAAAGCCAGCAGAGTTCATCGTGCTGCTCGTCACCCAGGACACTCGCGCACTTGAGGAACTTCTCCAGTCGCAGGGATAATTCGTAATCGCGCTCACACAAAATCGGAGGAACGTAGACAATGCCATCTCTTGCAAGTGCTCGTCCGCTACACGAGAAATTCAATTTCACCGTGTTGATCAAAGGTGCGGACTCCCTTCACTTTCAGAAGGCGTCCGAACTCTCCCAGGAAGTCGCGAAGATCGATTACTGGGAAGGTGGGGCCTTGGTTCCAATCAAGCACCCAGGCCGGGTGACGCTGTCCGACATCACGTTGGAGCGCGGCGTCGGCACGGACCAGGGGCTGCACGACTGGATGCACCAAGTCGCGGACGTGAAGCTCGCGGGCGGAATCGGCGCAGGCTTGCCTGTTGCGGATTTCACCCGTGAGGTTTCGATCCTGCAACACAACCGCCCCAAGACGGCGTACATCCGAAAGTACAAGTTGTTCGGCGCCTGGCCGACCAACTACGTCGCGGGTGACTGGGACAACAGCGTGGACGAGGTCATCATCGAGACGGTGACGATCACCTACGACCAGTTCCGCATGGAGAACCCGACGGCCAGCAAGGGTCTTTCGAGCGTCTAAAAAACGGCCTGAGCATGCCAGCTCGCGAACTCTTTGAAGCGTTCAACTTCACCGTTTCGGTTGAAGGTTTCCCCGAAGAAGGGTTCCACTTTGCGTCATGCAGCGAGTTGGCGTTCTCTCAGGAGCGTATCGGTTTTCGGGAAGCCGGTGCGATCGTCCCCGTCAACGACCCGGGCTTTGTCGAGTATGACCCAGTCACGCTGACCCGGGGCGCGTCGCGAAACCGGATGCTGTACGACTGGGCCATTGGTGCCGCGTTGGCAGGCCCGGTGTTCAACTCCGCGGGCTACGTTCGGCGTGAGGTCCAGGTTATCCAGCGTGGACGCGCCCTGGCGTCCAACGGACGTAGCCGCGAGATCATTCAGGTGTACACCCTGCACCGCGCATTCCCGACCAAGTTCGTCGCCGGGGAGTGGGACAACAACAGCGACGCTGTTGTCATCCAGTCCATGACTCTGGCCTACGACTACTTCACCCTGAAAGTGCGAAAGCACGCAGATCAGCGTCTCGCAACTGGGTTGTAGCGCAGTACACCTCACCGCTGGTATAGTGACCCCCAACACCTGCTTTGCAGGCTTTGGGCATTTCGCCCACGGAGGTCACAATACGAATGCGCGTTCAGGAAACATCAAGAGTCGTTTGTCCATCGGGGTTGGTTGGTGAAGTGCGGGCATTGAGGGTTGCCGAGATCATGGCCATGCAGGACCCGAAAGCCCTGCGGCAAGGCAAGGTCTTCAACCAACTGGTGCAGAGTTGCTGGGTCTCCACGCTCGAACCCGGCCCATACCACTTCGACATGACGAAGCCGCCGCCTTGGCCGCACATGTTGCACTGTGACAAGATTGTTGCGTTGCGAGAAATTCGCGCGCTGACGGGTGGCAGTGACTACGAGTTCGAGATGAAGTGCAGCAGTTGCGAGCATCGCTACATGTGGGTCCAGCCACTGCGCGAGATGCAAACCAAGCCGTTGCCGCGCGAGACCATCGAGCACGTGCGACAGCAGCAGCTTTTCAAACTCAACATTGGGGACGACTTGGTGGAGTTCCGCCAATTGCTCAACTCCGATGACGAGCAACTGGTGCGCCTCACACGTGACGGCGTGAACCCCACGACCGCAGGGTTCATTTGCCGCATCGTCAAAGTCACAGGCGGTGACGGCACGCAGTACACGGACAACCAGGAACTTTCGACGTGGATCGACAACCTGGGTCCGATCGAGTACGACGAATTGGAAATCGGCCTCGACAAGACTGATGGCGGATTGATTCTGGAAGTCACAGCTGAGTGTCCCAAGTGCGGGTTCTCAGAAGGTGTCGTCGTCCCTCTGCTCCTGTCCATCTCGCGCTCGTCTATCAGGCAATCGAACGTGCTCGCCAAAGCGAAGATGGAAAAACAGGCGATACCTGGGCACAGCTCAACGATGCCGACACCGACCCAGAATCTCCTAACGGGAGGCTCTGGGGGGACCTAGTAAGTCTCACCTGGCAGTACGGGGAAACGGGTGGACCCACCATTACGATTCCCGAACTGTTAGAATTACCACTGGCAGATTACCGGGCTGTGCGAGCAGCCATCAACCACCATCGAGACGCATTGGCGAAAGCACTAAGAAAGAAAGGGTGAGATGGCAACCGGCGGCACGGGCGGTGGCAACACCAACAACATAATCATCAACACAGAGGTCACGGGTACACAAGCCACGACCGCAAAGTTGAAAGCTACTGCCCAAGCCATTGGGCAAGTTGGTGATGCCGCCCAGGCTTCTGCCCCAAAAGTGGACCAGGCGAAAAACGCCTACGTGAACATCGCAGGCGCATTCGTTTCGTTGGGCTTGGCACGCAAAGCCATGGACATCATGAAGGGTGTGGTAGGCGCGGCGACAGAGATTGAGCGTGGCATGGCTAACGTTCAATCTGTTGCGAGGCTGTCCAACGTACAACTTAGTGCGTTGGAAGAGCACTTGATCAATGTATCGAACAGCACGGGTCGTACGTTCGAGCAAGTCTCAAGCACAGCCCGTGCGTTGTTCGCCCAGAACTTCAAGCAAGCCGAAGTCGATATGTTGCTTGAGCCGTTGAGCAAGTTGCAACGGGTTGGCGAAGTCACAGAAAAGCAGTCCACGGATCTCGTTGTCGCGCTCGGTACGATGGGCGTTGCAACCAGCGACGTTACGCTGGCATTGGACCACATGAAGCACTTGTCCGACGCATCGTCGTTGGACATGAAGGACTTCATCGAAGTGCTAACCAAGGCAGGCCCGGCTGCGCGTTTGTCTGGTCAGTCCTTCGGAGAAATGGCGCGTACGGCCACGTTGCTTCGTCGTGGTTTCAAATCCGGTGCGGTCGAAGGCACAGGTTTGAACACCGCGCTGGTTGCCTTGGGTAACCCGAAGCGTGTCAAGTTCCTCAAGGAAACTTTCAACGTCAACGTCATGGACGAGGCGACAGGCGTGATGCGCCCGTTCACCGACCTCATGTACGATTTGTCACTCGCCGTGCCCAACGTGAGCAATGGCGTCGGCAGGCTGTTCAAGGAGTTTGGTCCACGTGCAGGTGCGGGCGTTATGGGTGCTGGTATCCAAGCCTTCCTCGAAGGCATGAAGCTCGCCAATGGTGAAACACTCAAAGGCGCGGATCTACTTCGACAGCTCAAGAAAGAAACCGAGGGCGCTGGTGGCGAGGTTAATGAATCGTTCAATATCGCAACCAACAACCTACCTGAGCAGTGGCAGCGTCTAACCAACACCATGACGAACCTCTTCGGCATCGTGGGTCAGCCGCTTATCCACCAAATTACCAAAGTCGTAAAGTTGGTTGCTGATGCCGCGGAAACGTTCTCGAATTGGATCGATAAAGGTGGACACACTTTCAAGTACGTCGGCGCAAGTGTGCTTGGGTTTGGGTTGGTTATCGGCGGTTTGGTTACAAGCATCACTGCCGCTGTCACCATGTTCCAGCTTTTCCGTGCGTCGATCACATTCGTGAAGACAGCTACAAACGCGCTGACAACAGAGGTACTTAAACTCGTCAGCGCACAAAGTTTGTTGAAGGGAGGCATTTGGGGCATTGGGGGTCGCGCTGGCGCCGCGGCGGCTGTGGCAGGTGCGGCAACACAATCAATGGTGACGATGGGACCTGGTGGACGAATGGCTCAGTCCGGCGTCATCAACACAGCGGCGAACGTGCCCAGCAAAGTTCTTGGTGCAGGTGCAACTGCCGCAGCACTCACCGGAGGCAGCAGGTTGGCGAAACTTGGTGGGCTCGCATCCAAGGTGGGTGGCAAACTGCTGAGAAGTTTACCCGTCGTCGGGACCATTGTGACCTTGGGTTCTCTCGCCTACGATCTGTACCAAGACTTCGGGAAGAAGGATGAGGCGAAGGCAGCGGACGATGCGCAAAAGAAAGCTGGCGAGTCGCTTGAGAAAGGGGCCAAGGGCATCCAGTCCGCAGCACAAGCACTTGAAGCGTCCGCCACGTTAATGGGCACCGTTGCCAACGGTTTCGACAAGAGCTTACAGGAAGCCGCGCCCACGCTCGTCATTGACGATGTGCTCAAACAAATCCGTGATGCTGGTCAGTTGATGATCAAGCACAACGCCCCTGACCAACGGTTGATCAAAGACGCAACCGATCGGTTTATGGAAGTGTTGAAGTACTCCAAAGCGGGTGTTGAGATTACACCCGAGCAGCGCATCAACATGCAGAACGCCATGATGGCGCTGCAAGTGAGAGCGTCGCAGTATGCAGGCGCAGGTGACAAGGAAGCATTGCGTGTTTCCAAAGGGTTGATTGGGACCTTCAAAACTTTGGGTGCGGCGTTTGCCGAACCGAACCTTATCGCAACACGCATGACCGAAGCCATGACCGCTTCGGGTTCTTTCTACGATTTGAAAAATGTGCCCGAAGGCGATCTCGCTAAGATCGAGGATCGCATTGAGAACAAACGACGCATGTTTCAGTCGATGGTTCAGACGCTCCCCCCCGACGTGCCGTTCGAGCAACGTGTTGCCATCGCAAAGAAAGCAGGGCGCATTTACGGGTCGTCGATGGAGCAACGAGACAAAGAGTTGCAAATGATCATGTTGCTCACAGACATCGCGAAGACTAACCGTGAAAAAGGGAAGGTAACTTTGACTGTCGGTGGCCAAGACATCGAAGCTGTTATTACAGACGCTGTCGCACGCGTAGCCGCTGGTGGTGGAGGTACAAGTCAGTAATGCCAAACATCATTGCAATCGACGAAGCTCTCGACGAGTACATGGACGTGAACCCCCAACGTGTCACGTTGGTGCGCAGTCCAGGGCTCGACACAGAAACTGTATTTCCGGTGCTGTTCAACCCCGAAACGCTGAATGAGGAAATCAGCGTGCAATGGTCGAAGCTCCAGGTAATCGGACTCGACCACGAAGTTCCGCATTACACCAACACACGCAGCTTGTCGTACAACCTTGAGTTTTACTGGTCGGAGTTCCAGTACTACCTGCGCCAACGCACACAACCCCGTCCACCCACGAATAACACACTCAACAGCGTACCGACCAAACCGCAAGACGCACAAGCGTTCATGAATTTCCTACGTTCATGTGCTTTCCCGACACGTACCGGTTTGCGCCCACCCACCTTGAAGGTCATTTGGCCCGGCATGTTTGAATTGTTGGGCGTCGTGGAACGCATCACGTTTGCGTTCACACGTTTTGACACCAACCTCGCACCCATCGTGTACCGTGCCACGGTCGGCTTTCTTGAGACACGTGTTACACGTCGTTTTTCGGAAGACGTAGACCAAGTTGGTTTAACGTACGACGGGTACTCCGCAACAGGCCAAGGCTAAAGTAACAACCGTTCCAACCTCAGACAGCAGAAGGAGATTTCATGGCGCCCGGACGAAGCTCGCGACATCTTTCCGTACCGCTGATCGCTGACCTCGACGACGGGCTGACCTATCTGCTGGACCGTGAGCCCCTGCGGTTCGCGGCTCGATCAGACAACCTTCGTGTTGTGTCCCAGGAAGGTGACACGTGGCACTCACTGGCTGCAAGACACCTGCGTCCGTTGCCGCGACCCCAAGATTTTTGGTGGGTATTGTGTGACTTCCAACCTGTTCCCGTCGCGGACCCGACCGTGGAAATCACACCCGGAACGGTCGTATTCATCCCGTCGGCTGAGTTCGTAACAGGTCGTGCGCTCACTGAGACGCAGGCTGAGGATACGGTGATCTGATGCCTGATCTCTCTGCACTTGACGGCGTTGCCTTGAACTCCGCGTTGCAATCCGGGGAAGAGGATCCGCTTGCGCCAGTCATCGTGATGACGCCTATTGCGGGGTTTCCGAAGACTGTGGCTGTTGAGGACGCACTCGGTCAACCGATCACGCTGTTTGCCCGTGACCGTTTGACTCGATTCGTTGCGACCGATAACGATCACAAACTGGACAACGTTTCGATTACGTTCATCGACGAAGAGGGGTTCTTCTCTTCGCCTGACAACCTTGCACACGGCGCCATCATCGACGTTGCTTACGGGTACAAAGGCAACATGAGTGGCGAGCGTCGGTTGATCATTCGCCGGGTACAGCTCGAAGCGATGCAAGGCAAAGCCGCTGCGAAACGTCGCAAAGGATTCATCGTCACAATCGAGGGTCAAGCTCCCGGGCTTGTTGGCTTGTTCGATGACGGTGCCGATGTGGAACTGTTTGAGAATGCACGTGTGTCCACAATTGTGCGCGTGTTGGCGGCACGCATGGGGTATCACGAAACGGGACGAGGTGCGAAGCGCCTGGAGATCAACATTGCTGCCGAGGACGACTTGATCGAAAAGGCGTTGACGAAACCAGCGGCGATGAAAGTTCCGCAGTTCTTGAAGCACATCGCAGATCGGTACGGTTTCATCTGGCGCACGGGTAAGTCCGGCATGTACTTCGGGATGCGCGATTACACACAAGCGCCTAGTGCGATTATCGACGCTCAAGGGTCTACGCTCATCAGCTACAAGTTAGACGGTGACATGAACCTACCCACGCCGAAAGGACTCACGTTGAGTGGCGTAGAAAAAGGTTCCTTTGTGGAAGTCGTTCTGCAAAACACGCCATCGAATACGCCTCCGAACGGCCCTGGGGAGTACAACCCCACAGCCGAAGATGCGGAGGCGGCTGGACAATCGCAGTCGTCGGGTCTCGTAGAGCCTCCGCCTAACCAATCCACAAACAACTTTTCGGCAGCGGCGAGCGGGAACCCAAACGCGAGGGCACGCTTGCAAGTGATCAAGCGGGCCACCACAATCTCCCAAGCCATTCGTAAAACCAACACCGTCCTACGCGATTACCGCCCGGTTACCGGCAGTAAAGCTGAGATTGCTTGGGTCAGGCGGTTCAAGCAGCGGTTGGAGAAATTGTGGAAGTTGCGTGTCACTGTTGTTGGTACGCCGCGACTGCTCGCCAACACAGTCGTCACGCTCAAGAATTTCGACACAGCCCTGTTGGATGGCGAATGGTATGTCACCGAAGCCAAGCACTCTTTCGACCAGGGGTACACCACAGAACTTTCGATGCACCGTCGAAGGATCAAGACCAAAGGCAAAGCCAAGGAAGTTACCGTTGGCGTGTTCACTGGCGCTACGGAGCTCAAAGCGACAAATACCAAAGGTGGAAAGAACGTTGAAAAAGTTCCCCTCGACCGTGGTCAGGTGCGATTTATAGGCAACGTACCAGTGGACATACCAGGACAACCATGAGCGGCGAATTTGGTAAATCAGCTTTCTTCGACAACCAAAATGATCCACAAGAACCCAGGGTCTTTGGATTCTATTGGGGTATCGTCAAGAACAACACAGACCCGGACAACCGGGGACGTGTGCGCGTCCAAATCCCGGGACTCATCGCAGTCGAGAGTACGTGGGCGGAACCGGTTGGTGCGCCCGGAGGCGGAACACGGCACGGCATGTTTGCTGTGCCGAAGGTCAACGCGCCTGTTGTTGTCGGGTTCATTCAAGGTGACATTGACGAACCGTTCTACATGGCAGGACCGCAGCGTGACACGGAGGAAGTGGACGACGCGCACCCGGACAACATCATCATCCAGTCCAAGAACTTCCGCATCCTTATGGATAATCGGGACGGTCAACGTGTGCTGCGAATCGAAAACTTGCAGCCACAAATCACAGACCAGGCCACAAAGGACCTCGTTCAGTCCTACATTGAAATCGACATGAACGCCGGGGACAACGGTGGGTCGCAAGGAATCCGAATCCACAGCGCAACTGGCACAACCATCAGCTCAGCTGGGGGCATTGCGCTGGATGCGCCCGTGGTGACCATCAAAGGTCGGGCTGTCGTAACAACCCCGAGGGACATCTAATGGCATTCGTACCATGCCCCATAATTTTTCCCGGTGCGACCGAACCACCACAGGTCACCATCCCGGGCTTGGGCACTCTTCGCGCAATGAAGAGTCAACTCGATCACGCCCCACGTTCGTATGACTTGGCGGCGATGCTGCTCGCACAATTGAACCCGCTCATGGCGCCGTTCAACTTTGTTTTGAAGATCGTTGAAGTCGTCTTCTCGATTTTCAAAGCAGTGAAGGCAGCGGGCAACCCATACAAGCTGGCCAAACAGATTATCAAAACCGCAAAACTCATGGCGTTGCTCACGCTCTTCGCGCCCAACATTGCATGGGTTCGGCTTGTGCGCGACATGATCGATTTGTGTGTTGCGATTCTGAATGGCTTCGTCGCAATTATCGCTGCGTGGGTCCGCGACATACAAGCGATGCGCAATGCGTTTGTGGTTCGCGAAAGTCTGCCCGAGGACTTCGAGATCGTCTCGATGATTCGTTGCACGAAAGGTCTGTTCACGGTGAACATTGACGGCGTGAACGACACCCTCGCAGCATTCGCAACTGCATTGTTCCTCATCGGCCAACTGATGGAAATCTTGAGCACTTTCTTGCCAGGCAAGATCGTTGAGAATTTTGTGAACGCCATCAAAACCATCGTTACATTGCCAGTAGCGTTCACGGGGCTCGGTGCGGCTGTCGAGGCTGCGGACAATGCTGTAGACCTGGATGCAATTTTGGTCCAGATGACGGACCTATCCCTTACAATTTCCAACGCAGCTGGTGGGTTGGCTACCATCTCGCAAGCCATCACTGACGTCATCGGGGACGACTAAATGAAAAAGGTTGCGTACCAAAGAGACTTCCTGGGCCGAGGCGTGGCGCTACCCGTTGCACGGCGTGGCGGGACAGACTACGTCCGGGCGCAGGGTGGGCAACTCATCAACATGGCGATTCGCCAGATCCTCAACACGGACCGGTACGAGCTGCCGTGGAATCCTGAGTTTGGAACCAATCTCAGACGGCAGAAGAACAAGCTGCTGAATGAGGACTTCAAGACGTACGTGGTCAGCGAGCTGACCCGGGCGCTTACGACTTTCGAGCCCCGGATTCAGGTCGTTCAAATCTCGGTGCAGGTCCGCGACACGACCGCAACCGTTCGTGTAGAATGGCAAGTCATCGATCGTAACGTGCCCGGAAACCAGGTTCTTGTTGGCCCAGATGCCGTAGAGGTCTCGATTTAATGGCACTCATCCCACAGCCAATTCTCGATTTCAGCGACAAAGACTTCGCGTCATTGCGATTGCGCTTGCAGGGTCTTGCGCGATCTCTCCATCCCGAATGGACGGACTTCAATGACGCCAACTTCGGCAACATCCTGCTGGAGTTGATGGCATTTACCGGTGACGTGATGACGTTCTACCAGGACGCCCAGGCCCGGGAACAGTTCTGGCCGACCGTAACGCGCCGCATCTCGGCAATACGCCTGGGGCGGCTCATCAACTTCACCATGCCAGGACCGACTCCGGCGACGGGCGAAGTCCGCTTCCAGCTGCGGGCCGCCCAGGCGACGGACGTGCTCATCCCGGTTGGCACCCGGTTGCGGTCGAGCGACCCGTTGAACCCCCGGCCCTACATCACGACCAACACCGATGTCGTGAAGATCCTCGCCGGTAACACGTCGGTCATGGTTCCGGTGGAGCAATCCGAGCGCGTGTCAGGCGAGATGTTCGACTCATCGGGTGGACCAAACCAGGAGTTCGTGCTGGAACGCCTCCCCTACATGGATGGGTCTGCGGTTGTCACGGCGTCCAACGGTCCGTACACCGTCATCCAGTCATTCATCGACGTGCTGTCTGCCAATCCCCGCCGTTTTGTTGAGCTGGTGGACCAGGACGATCGCGCCCACATCCGATTTGGCAACGGCATCCTGGGGGAGATTCCACTCGGTGCAGTGTCCATCGACTACAAGGTCACGCAGGGTTCCGAGGGAAGCGTGGAAATTGGGCAGTTGAACCGCATCTCGGACCCCATCCTCGACTCCGTTGGTGCCACCGTCTCTGGCCTCACAGTCACCAACCTCACAGCGATTGCAGGCGGCGCTGACCGCATGACCGTCAGTCAGGCCCGCAGCTTGGCACCCGCGTCGCTGCGTGCCCTCAACCGCTCTGTCACCCGCCCGGATTTCCAGACCCACGCTGCCGAAGTCTCCGGTGTGGGCCGCGTCGTGATGCTGACCTCCAACGAGGACGGCGCCGTCCAAGAGAACTCTGGCCTGTTGCTGGTCGTCGCCCGCGGCGCTCGCTTGGATTCGGGGCTGTTCAAACCTGCCGCGCCATCGCAGCAGTTGTTGGCCGCAGTGATCAACCAAGTCACGGTCGTGAAGCCCGCGACAATCACGTTCCGTGTGGATGCGATCGGTGCGCCGTTTCTCGATGTGAACCTTTCGACGTACGTCCACTTCTCGAATGGCGCCGACAAGGCTGCCACCGCAGAAGAAATCGTCAACGCGCTCGAAGACTTCTTCGCCAGCAACTTGGCGAACGGCACCGACAATCCCGCCGTGGATTTCGGCGCCAACATCCTCAACGACCAAGCAGTTCCTGTTGCCGAGATTGCGTGGAGCGACGTCCTCAACGCCATCCGTGACGTGAACGGTGTGCGTCGAATTGATGACGGTGACAATGGTTTGCGCCTGAACGGTTTGCGCCAGAGCTTGGTGCTTGGACTGCGTGAGTTCCCCCGTTTGCGCCAGGTTCAAATCTACGACGCAGCCAACAACACCATCCTTCTCAGCGTGGACGTGGGCGTTTAATGCCGCAGAATTTCCAAAACCCTTCGTACGAAATTCCGGGCCTTGACGTTGGCGTGGCCCTGGATTGGGGCGTGACCATCCTGAACTCGTTTGTGGAGTTCTCGCGGTTCACCCGTGGCGACGCCGTGGGAATCATCTCGGTCTTCAACGCGATCATTCCCTTGGGTGTCAGCGTCATCGACAACGAGGACGGCACGCTCACCTTGACTTCGGCGGTCGGAACGACCGAAGCTGTTGAATCCTTTGCTTTCGGCTGGAAGGGCAACCAGTTCTACCTGTTTGCGTTCCCGCCCAACTTCCTTCTTGGTGCGCTGATCTCAGGTGCCAAGCGAGTTGAGGACCTGGAAGATGGGTTCGGCGTAGACCTGAACTTCATCACGGATGTTGGCGCCACGACAACTGTGATACCAATCAAAGACGGCACACTGGTGCCGAATGCTTACGTGGGTGTGCCCCTTGAGGTGAACGGCTTGCGGCGCATCGTCGTGTCCAACACCGCTACGGCATTCACAGTTTCTGTGGCGCTGCCGATCGCGCCCAATGCGAACAAGGCTGTGCGTGTGCAGTACGGGCCGACCAACGACGTTGGGTTTCTGTCGTCCTTCACGGGCTTGGCGGGTAACGATGGTTTCAACGAAACCTTCAATGGCGGCTGGCCCGCAGGTGCGCCGCCCACATTCCAAGAGGCGTTCGACCCGGCCTTGTTGTTGGGCTCCAACCTCAACAACGTCTTCCTCAACGGCTCGGCGCTGCCGTCTGGCCAATTCGCAAACGACGTACGCTTCCGCGTGTTCCAAGTCGGTCCGACCGGATCACCCAACGGACTGGTGATGAGCTACCGCAATCGGTTCGGCTCCCTCATCAACTCGTTCCCCATCACCTTCACTGTTCCCCTGGGCACAGCCATCCCACCCGAAGGTATCGACGTACCCCTTCAAGCCTTCAACTTCGACGGCATCCAGGATCTTGTTGCCATGTCCGAAAGTTCCCCGCCGTACAGCACCTACGCCATGGTTGCCAACCCCGGCCTTGACTTGGAAAGGGCGGACTTCTGATGGGCAACGAAACGTTTGAATCTAATTGGAGCAACAACCAGACCGCCCAGTTCGCATTCGTGGATGCGAACTTGGAGCGTTCTGAGTTCGATGAAGTCCTTGCGGCAAGACTTGACCTGACAACCAACACGTACACGCACATTGCCAACGTGGTGGGCGGCGGGCGTCGTTTGTCCATTCGTGTGACCGAACCAACGGGTACAGTCGCCAACTCGCCCGCTGACATCTCGGTGGATTGGGTGGATTTCAATTCCGGCCCTGCGGCCAATGTGATACAAATTCCGCAGAATACCGCGCAAAACACGCAATACATCATTGCGACCCCGCCCGCGAATGCGCCGTTCAGCATTCTGCTTCTGTCTACTTCCGATAACTTTTCCGCAGGTGAAGCGGAAGCATATATCTCTCGTGCAAATGTCGAGTCGTTTGAAGTTGAATGGCCCGCACCCACCCCAGGTTTGGAGTAAAGATCATGGCAGCTGTAGATTGGATTGAGATGGCGAACAGCTTGGATGCCAACACCCTCGCCCGAGGTGTGACGGCAGGTACGACCAAGCCGCAAAGCAACCCGGGCAACAACTTCGTTTACGGTTGGAACTCGTTGCTCTCCACGGTGGGCGCGCACGGGCTCTACGTGGACAAGCCGTCATTCAACCCACTGCGCAACGATGCGAACAACCCGACGGGCGGTTCCATTCGCGCAGCCATGAAGCGGGGTGTTGGTGGCGGCGGCACGTTGAACGTCGGATTCACACCGATGATCTGCATCAACATGCAGGGCGCCGATGTTGTGTCGTCGGGCTATCTGCTCGGCCTTGAGGACGCGGACCCCGCACGCATCGTGCTCGTGAAAGGTGCACCGGTTTCGGGCCTGCCTTCGAGCACGGCACTCCGGGTGTCATCACAAGCAGTGCAAGCCAACACGTGGGTGCACTTGCGCCTGGACGCCATCTTCAACGCCAACGGTGACGTGGTGTTGAACGTGTTCCAGAGCACCGGCAACAACGTCGAGACGCCGAACTGGCAACCCGTCCCTGGCATGGACTCGTTCATCGACGATGCCATCGCCGTGAACACCGGGTCGCTTCCGTTCGCTGGCGGATTTGCGGGCTTTGCTTTCTACACGAAGGACTTGCAAAAGCGCGCCTACGTTGATCACATCGAAGTCTTGCGGCAGAAGTAAACAATCACGGCCAGCAGAAGCTCTCCATCATGCCCGCGCTACGCAACACCCCGTTCGACAATCTCCTTGGTGCCTACCAGGGCAGGTTGCGTCCGGGCGTTGCGCCCGCAGCTGACGGGTCACATGTCTGGTGTATGGGCATGGACCTCACCCCCCGGGCAGAGGCGCTTCGCCATGGGGATTACATCCAGATCGACCAGCAGATTGATGTCACGGACATCACGTACCTGCGGGCACAGGTCTGGATGCGGCAGTCGGTCAACCTCGACCGGCGCACGTTCCCCAATACGGTTGAGTTCGTCGCCCTGAACTCGTCCACCATCACCAACGTGGTGAGTGGCAGCCCGGGCATCCCGGCGCGGGTGACGACGGCAGGGAAACACTACCTCGTCACGGGCGAGACGGTCGTCATCCGAAATGTGGTGGGCGTCCTCTTTGTGAATGGGCGGTTCACAGTGACCCGCATCAACGACTTCCAATTCGACCTGGACGGCGTTGAAGGATCAGGGACCTACGTTTCCGGGGGTAGCCTCGGGCGGGGCGAGCGCATCTACACCCCGGCTGGCTGGACCAAGGAAGAGTACCAACGGACGCTCGACGTGTCGGGATCAAACTTCGCCAACAATAACGGTCAGTACCGCGTCCTCGGGTTCCAGACGCAGCCGGGCGTTGACCCGCCGCGCCTGGCCTACGTCGAGCGCCCCACCGGCACCCCCATCACGGCAGACGACATCGCGACTTCCCCGAGCCTGGCTGTCACCGGGCGCGGCAACCGGTGGAAGATTTCGCTGATGGTCGATACGGGCGGCGGGTTCGTCGAGCGATCCCGCGTCGT